GCGGTGACCGCGTCACGGAACAACTGAACGAGAGCACGAGGTAGCGCGAAACCGTGCGGAACGGGCACCGGGCCACGGAAACACGCCCCGATGCACGAGATTCGGCCTGCAATCGTCGAATTGGTGGGCGGAAGGCAATCAAATAGATTGTGTAATGCATTGAAAACGCGCGAACAATTCAGCGTTTCGGGATGCGTGTACCACCAAAATTACCCCATTCTGCGAGTGCGATTCGTGTAGGCATTTCCCTACACGACGACGAGCCTTGCGCTGATACCGCGCCACGTTGCATGACGCGATGATGGATCGCGCGCCGGGCCGTCAGGGACGCCAAGGATGGCGAGCTAACCGATGTAAGTCCCGGCGCGTCACTTGCGAACCATCGCGACGCGTGGGAGTAGACTCGGCGATGGCGGGGAGGCCACTAGGGGGAATTGAGATGAATGTAAATGGGGCAGGAATCGTCGCAGCGGTGCTCGCGCTCACTCTCTCCGGTTGCGCGTCAGCGCCTTCACAGCGCCAAATCGCAAACGCCGATTACGGACGTCCGATGACGCAATCGGAATGCCTAAGCATTGCTGAGAGCGCCATAGCGAGCCAGTTAAAGGACCCAAGTTCTGCGCAGTTTCGTTATGAGGTGCCATGCCACACTGGCTACAGCAACAACGTGCCGCTGCTTGGGCGCAGAGCGCAGTTTGGTTACATTCAAGACGGCGAGGTCAACGGCAAAAACTCGTTTGGTGGCTATGTTGGTTTTCGCCCATACCACGTCTTGATGCGCGACGGCGTAGTTGTAGTTAGCTGCATCACTGACGCCAATGGGCTTTGCATTTGATGTAGCGGCGCGCGTCTCAACTGTTGAGCGCGGCCGCGTTGATGAAGATCAGCAACGATGCCCTTCTAGCAACGGTTGCGGATCGCATGAAGCAATGTGACGCTTGAGAAGCTAGAGCGGTACGGAATTTTCCTGCACCCACGCTTCTATATCTTCTTCGCCAATCTCGGCCGCCGCCAGGCTGGTAATCACGTCGATGTTCTCATCTGGCGATGACACCAGCTCGTAGCCATTCTGCAAAAGGAATAGATCGAGAGAAGCAAGTGCCACGCGCTTGTTGCCATCATTGAATGCATGGAATTTTGTCGCAGCAAAGGCATAACTACCTCCCAGCCGTTGAACGCCGGGGATCGGACTTGCGTACCAATATTTTTGCTGGGGATAAGCGGCCACGGAAGCAACTTTCTGGGTATTGCACCCGTTCAAGCCGCCATGTTCCGCTATAAGATCATCGTGTAGGTCGATGATCGACTGTTCGCTCAAAAAAATGGGGTCGCTCATGCGACCCCACTTTGATGCTCACTTAGCAAGCTCTCGAAGGGCCTTGTAGTGCTTCTGTAGCACGTACTTCGCCAATCTCTCTTGTTCGGGAGAGTCATAGCGGTGAACATACCCGCGGAGCTCGACACGCGCACGGGCGTTCTTTTCGGTGTGCGTAGCCAGAAATTGTTTGGGGATCGCGTTCATACATCTCTTGAAGCATGTCTTACATAGGACCTGCAAACACAGACTAGCAAAAAACTAGCTAGTGAGTGTGAAGGAGGGCTTGAGGCATATAAGCCACGGTTTTTGATACAAATTCTGCCAAGGGGTAGTAGCCTGGGCCGTCCCTCACAGCCGCAACGTGAACGCCTCGGCCTTAGGCGCCTCGCTCAGCCCGTAGCGGCACGCATCGGCGCCGTGATCCGGCCCGGAGCTATCCACGTCCTCGACACGCTTCGTGTCGCGCGCAAGGTACGGCACGGTCGCCCACCAGTAGGCACACGCACGGCTCACGTACAGGCCCGGCTTGTCGGGCTTGCCGGCGTCCTGCAATAGCCGCTTCATTTTCTGCCAGCCCGCGACACGTCCGGCCTTTTGCGCCGGGTAGAAATGCACGCGCGCTTGCCTGAACTCGTCGGCGATGGAACCGGACGCATGCCCGCTCTAGGCAAAGATGGCATCGTCCGCGCAGCCTCGGGCCTGTACGTGCCAACGTGCGCACATGGCGCGGATTTCCTCGGCAAGTACCGGCACGGTCCAGCCGAGCCCGGTGTTCAAGTCCTCGCCCTTCACGGTCGCCAGTTCATCCACCAGCACCAGCGAACCGCGCGGGAAGTAACGGCTGCCCACGGTATCGCCCGGCGACTTCGCGACGATGTACGTCACGCTCGGCGCCGATGATCCGAAGTCGTGCGCAAGATGCGTTTCCCAACCCTCGGGAATTGCTTGCCAAGGATCAACCGCGTTGCGGGACTCGTCCAAGACGGCCGCGAAGTACGCGCCACGTGCGACAGCCCAATCGCCCTCAACCCACGCCCGCAGCAATTCGGGATCATCCGGGCATGAGGAACGCAACTGCTCGGCGTACTGCTCGCGGTCGATGAATTGGTTACCGGCGAACGTGCTGGGGCAATAAATCCACTCGCGCTTGCTCTTTTCCTCCAGGAACGGCACCCACGGCGCCTGCTTGAACACGAAACGCTTCGCCAGCCAGTAGTGACCGGGACCGCCGGGGTTCGCCGCAATGACCATGCGCACCGGCATATCGGCAGGGCCGCGCATGTTCGAGCGCAACAGGTCAAGCAATTGCGATGTGGGGAATTGTCCAGCCTCATCCACCAGCAACAAGGTAAAGGATCGGCCTTGATACTTGGCATAGTCGCCAGCGCTTTCGAGCTGGCCCAATTCGACGTAAGCACCGTTTGGCAGTTTCCAGACGTGTTCCGCCGCGTTGTAGCGGGCAGCCGTTCCGTAGGCTGCGCCGAACAGTTCGCGCGTCACTAGTTCAAAGTCGGCAAGGCCGCGATAGGTACGCCGGATATACAGGATGCGCGCGCGGTCTTTGTACTATTCAGCGTGTCGCAGTGCGAGGAACGCCAGCGCGAACGACTTGCCGCCGCCGCGTCCGCCGCCCAGGAACAAGTCGACTTCCTCGGGCATCGTCAACGCCCGTTGCTGGAACTCATTAAGCTCGATCGATGTCGATGCCATCATTCCGTTCCTCTCGTTCGATACGCTTCACAAGCTCCGGTTGCTCGGCAATGATCCGCGCCTTGTATTCGTCCAGCTTCGACGCGCCGGGGAGCGTGATGTTCACTTGGACCGCCGTTTGATCGGCGACGGGTGAGTTGTCGCGGTAGTGGTGGCGCGCCTTCAACAGGAAAATCTTTGCTACGGCGCTGCCGTTTTTCGCGTCTTCCCAAAGCATGTCGATCAATTCCTTTTCCTCGACACCAAGCTGGGCCTCGCGCGCTTCGGCTAACTCGGGGTTTTCCTTAAGCCAGCGATAGAACACCTAACGCGATACGCCGAACAGCTTGGCGATGGTGTGAGTGTTGTAGTGCTCAAGGGTGTACTTCTCGATCCGCGCGAGTGCGTCCTTTGGCGGGTTTTTGCGTGGCATGGGCATCAGTTCATCTCCAAAAAGGTTGCCGGGTCACGACGCATGGCAGCGCCGCCCCGGCTGCCGGGGTTATTGTTGGAACCGGACACTCGCCGGCTTGTCCGGAGTGTTCAGGCGTACGCCATCGGGCAGCGCGAACCGTTCATCATTGGACTGCCGTCCGCGCGCGGAACAGGTCGCCGCCGTACCCAAGCGACCCGGCTCCGGAGATGGGCGCGAGTGCAGCGTGTGAATGATCCTCGACCGAAATACCGGCGCTGATCACGGCCGACCCGACCCACATGGGGCCGCCAGCAAAGTACGGCACTGGATGGCCCTGCGCTTCAGTATTGATCGGGCCGTTGAAGGCGTAGCTCGGTGTGTTGCCGGGGCTGTCTTTTGAATTAATGCCTTTGGGCTATGGAGATAGCATCTGGATGATGCCGCCGATCGCCATCGCTTCGCCGATCTTGATCATCGCGGTGCCGACAGCGGAAAACTCCGGCGCATAGATGTCGATTAACGCGCCAACAACAATCAGAACCGCTCCGAGAATGACATTCAGTACACCGCCGCGTTTGCTGCCAATCACAACTGGCGCGATGCGGATGGCGTCACGCCCGACTGGCTGGTCCAACTCATCGCGCGCCAGATTCTTCTTGCCTGCAAATACCGCGAAGCCTATGCCTCGCGCCTTGGCGCCCATGAGATAGGCATCGATCCCCTTGAAGTTCGCGCGAAGATACTTAATGGCCTCGGCCGGGCTATGGGAGTCCAGCGCTGCATAGTGCACGCGGCCGAACTTTTTCCCTGCCTCGCCGTACAGTCGGATTTCTTGAAGCTACGTGGTCATGTTTGCGGTTTCCTCATTCGATTCGGACGCAGGCGCGCGGTGGCGTCGGCCTTGCTAGAGATAGCCTCGGCTGCCTCATGGTCATTGCCAGCCAAGACGCGCATGCATATGGCGCACAAGCCGAGTACCAGTTCCCCCTCGCTTGATTCAATCCCCATAACCATTGGCGGATGATCGCGGTTAAACGGCGCACGACAGGCGTCGCATGAAATGAAGTCGATTCCTGGAAGATCATTGACTCGCATGGTCGGTTGTCCTGTTGCGTGTGTCTGTTGCCATTATCACTCCTCCAAATCCGCAACAGTGCGCACGTTCAACGTGTCGCGGGTCAATTCGGCAACCAGCAACCGGCCGCCGCAGTCGTATTCAGCGCTTGGCAGTCCGCGCGCATATGCCACTTGCTCGCGTGCGAGCGCTTCCATGTCGGCGTCGGTGAACGGCGTGTCGTGCTCGTTGCCCGTTTCCGGGTTGAGTGACACATGCCGCACTTGCTCTGCCTTGAACGCGGAGTCGGCAGGCCAGCGCGTCCAGCGCACGCACTCCATCCGGCCCAAGGCATTCGACCAACCCACGAGGAAGATCGCGGAGCCGGGGAACTTGTCGGTGCCCCACTGTTGCTTGCGGATAAACACGGCTTGCCGATGAGCTTCCGCCAGAATTTCCGGCATCGCCTCGGCCATCTTGTCCAGGTCCACCAAGTCGGGGCGTAGCTGCAGCATGCTGAATGCGTAGTTCGCCAGCAGGTTGTCGCCGAGCGTCGGCATGGCGACATTGGCATGCACCAGAAACCCGCACTTGCTCGTGTGCTTTTCTTGCACCGCGAGCTGCATCGCAATTTCAAGGTTCGCGGCTGGAATCGGCATGAATGCAGGCTTCGTATCAAACGCGATCAGCGCCTTGTCTTGCCCTATAACGATGTTTGCGATGCTCAAGGTTTCATCTCCGGTGGTGGAATCAGTGGGGTAATGGCAAGGGTGCCCACGAGCATGATCCCGGCAGCCCAAACAGCGGCCGTGCCGCCAAATGTCGATGCCGCACTCGCCGCCAGCCCGGCATAACCGCCGATGCCATAGGTCACCACGGCAAGCACGATCAACAGGAGCGTGCGCAACCACTTGCCGCCGTTGCCGCCCTACGGGATCACGGTCACATGTACCGGCGTACCCGCTCGCGGTCGCACCTTGTCCCACATGTGCGCCGGAACCTCGATCCCGCCGACCTCGATCCGCAGCGCGTCCGTGGCATCCGGGCCGATCACTTCGCGCAGGGTTTGACCTTCACGCATGTATGCGACCGACGTGTCACTGGTGAGCGGGTGCGGCTTCACGACGGCCGGGAAGGTTTGTGCAAGTGCAGTGCTCATGCCGCCTCCAAAAAAGCGTTTTGCACGCCATCCGGCTCGGGGCTAGGCTGGCCCATTGCCAAGGTGCCGCGCGGGGCTGCTACATCGAAATACGTAGCAACCCGGCCCGGTTCGCCACGGAATCCGCGAGCGTTGCGCGCGAACCCGGCAGCGTCCATCTCTTCAGCGGTCAGGCATCTGCGGTCGATGCCGAATTGCCCCATGCGGTGCCGATCGAAGGCACGGGTACTTGTGAAGTAATCGCCGCACGCCGGGCATTGGCAACGGTTGCCCGTCAGATTCGGCGCCGTCATGGCCGTTTCCTCGCGTCCACCACGCGCACCTCTACGGGTTGCGGCGTGGCTTCCAGTTCGGCGATGCGCGCCCTTAGCTCTGCAATCTCAGCATCACGCAGCGTGAGCGCATCCGTCTTGCATTGGATCATTGCCAGCAAGGCGTCCTCGCGCTCGCTTAGCGCCTCGGGTGTGCGCGGGCCTTCGCTCCACATCAGCGGACCCTCCACGTACGTCGCGGCTTGCCAGCATCGCCACCTTCGGGATCAGGCTCGGGTGCGCGTTCGGCCAGGGCTTCCATTGCGGCAGTGACGCCGTGCAGGTGTGCGATCAGGATGGGCAGTGCGTCGCGATCAGCAGCGGCGGCATTGAACGCGGCATGGATGGACTCGACATAGACGCGCGGCGCTTGCCGGGCTTGCTGGTACGCCTATGCGCGGATGGCTTCGGTACGGTCCGCCCACAATTGGGCGATTTCTTCAGTGCTTCGCATGGTCATGGTTCCTTTGGTTTGGCGCGCTTATTTCGCGCGCGCCTGTTCGATGTTCGTCACGGTCGCAACCGGGAACGGCTGTCCAGAATCATCCGTAGCAGCCTGCGGGGATGCTGGCGGCTCCGGTTTGTCCGGCACGAAGCCGTGAGTCATCTTGACGTTGAACGGCCCCGGTTCCTCGACGCCTTGCGCCTTCAATGCACCGCGC